AACCAGTACCAGCCATACGTGTACCACTCGGGCACCCCCTACCCAGGCATCTACGTGTACTCCTTCGCCCTGCAGCCAGAGGAGCACCAGCCAACCGGCACCTGCAACTTCTCGCGTATTGACAACGCCCAGGTGTCCCTGAACATGAAGGCCCTGACCACCCCTCTGCAGAAGATGTTCGCAGTGAACTACAACATCCTGCGCATTCAATCCGGGATGGGGGGCCTTGCGTTTAGCAATTAAATGGGAGGACTTGCTTTCTTTATATTTCATATGGGTGGTTAACCCCATTCGCCAAAAATATGGGCTTCGGCCCCAAGAACGGTCAAGGTTCTTGGAGTCGAAAGTTAAAGAAAAGACCCCCCATATATTAAGGATGGCTGATCAAACCAAAAAGTGTACAAACTGTACTCGCGCTCCACAACCTCTTGCGGAATTTGAAGGGGCTCGTGGTCCATGTAACACGTGTAAAAAGTGCCGCGAGAAGAATAAAGCTAGAGACGCGGACCCCGAACGTCGAGAATATCACGCAAAACTCAACAAAGAAAAGAACTATTCTAAAGCATTCCGGGAACGCAAGAAAAATGGGGAAGTCGAACCAAAAGAGCACAACATGCAGCAGACTTGTGAATGGGTGAAAACCGATAAAACAAAGGATAGAGTATCACATTGGAAAAAGCTCAATATTAAAGACAGATTGTCTGGTATAAGAAGAACCGCTGAATCTAAAGGAATCGAATGGCATCTGCCAGATGAAGAGGCTGAGAAAATGCTCACAAGTCCGTGTGTTTATTGCGGTCACTTGGACCTCGAAGTCCGGCTGAACGGCATAGATCGTCTGAACCAGCAGGGAAGTTACATAACAGAAAACACCGTTCCGTGTTGCTGGACGTGTAACTTTATGAAAGGGTGCATGGACCCCCTGACTTTTATCGAACAATCGAAAAAGATAGGTGAATGTACTTATAGTTTCCCCGAAGTTCCTCGCCAGGCTAATATCAGACCTCGAAAACCTACCGCCCCAAAATCCGCCACACTCCCTTCAGAGCCGCAAACTCTTCCTCAATGATGACAGCAGTTGATTCAGGATCAAAATAGGGAGAGCAACAGAAAACATCGATGTAAATCTTGTTCAATTCAGGATACGTGTGAGCGCTAAAGTGGCTCTCGGAAAGAACGAGAACTCCTGTGGTCCCATGGGGTTCAAATTGGTGAAAGGATCGGCCCACGACTGTGAACCCGCACCTTTCAGCGATTCGATTCATAATTCTCTCAAGGTGATTAGCCCTGGAGACCCATACACCTTCTATATGCCCGATGAGGTGATTCATCATGTTATTTTAGGGGTTGCTCATTTTATATGGAATTAGGCCGAGAGCCAGGACGATGAACAGAATTGCAAAGAATGCACGACCCGTCGTCTGGTCCTGCTCGTTCTTCGTCTCGACAAAGTTGGAAACGCCCAGACCCAGGAACAGCAGCACGAAGAGACCCAGGAAAATCGTATAAAGGTCAACAGCCATTTGTTATTATATTACATTAAAATAATGGACGAACTCGTGAAGAACACGGTCATCGTCGATTCGCAACTCGTCAAGGCGGTGACCGCCCTGATGCCAGGAGAGAGCATAGAGTGCATCCTTGACGAGACGCGGCTCGTGATCCTGAAGCGCGTATTTAACTCTCTCAAATATCGTCATTTCACGACCGTCGTGCATCTGGTTGATGAGATCAAGACGAGCGGCCTGACCGAAGAGGACGCGAAGAAGGTTATGATGTGGTTCGTGCTGGATGAACAAGTGGGTTTTGAATTCAAGAAGGAAATTAACTCTCTACTGGAATCTGAACTCTTGGGTTCAATTTTTAAATTCGTTTCAAAAATAGAACCTAATATCCCGGACGGGTGTTGTATCCCCCTGAAGTTGAAATGCCTGAAATTGTGGTCCAGAAATACATGAGGAACAGGCCCATGACCACGAGGGTCGCAGCCTTGATCATCTCGTTGGCGAACTTTCGGCGGTAAGCCGACAGGAAGGACTGGAGACCGAACATCATAAGAGCCAGTGCGGTCACGAGTATCAGGCCGGGTGCCAACATTTAATACTTAAGGACATTTTTATTTAGTACACTATGAACTTTGCTTACCTGGATGCCAGGAGCCTCTTGGAGACGGTCATGGTCCCTCCACCCGAGCCTGTTCAGGCCATCCCCTGTGACCTGGGACCGACATGGCACGAGTTTGGCGAGGAGCTACACAAATTCAAGATGGAATTCGCCAAGACGCGGGCACAGGTTACTATAAACCTCGCGGCACTGACCGAAAAGCAAGAAGAGATGAATGTCCTTCGAATGATGATCGATAACGTCACCTCTCAGGACTTAAAGGAAAAGCTCGAGGATATATTATCAAAGCACGAGTCCGAAGAAGGGATCTCTACCCTGACTCAACAATGTGGGGAACTCAAGGGTAAGATGGAGGCGATGAAGAAGGTGCTGATGGACACGGGGTCTGAAAGGTACGGAAAGTTCACCTGCTTTGTATGCATGGACCGACTTGTTGACTTGTTCATTGAACCCTGTGGCCACGTGATTTGTGACGCGTGTTTTGTGAGAACGACCAACAAGGTCCAGTGCCCAGGGTGCCGCGTCAGGATGGAGGGGGTGAAGAAGATTTTCACGATGAACTAGCCGGGTGCGTTAAATTAGTGAAATTTGTTTAGTGTGTAATAACATAAGGTTCCATAGTATAACGGTTAGTACGGCAGACTCTGACTCTGTAAATGCGTGTTCGATTCACGCTGGAACCTTCTTCCATAGCACAGTGGTAGTGCGTCCGCTTAGTAAGCGGGAGGTCCTGAGATCGATCCTCAGTGGAAGAATTTTGACCTGAACAAGTCGTTAAAAGGTTCTTCTGACTTTGGCGCAGTGGTATTTTCACTAGAGCGCATCGGATTGTAGGCTCCGGTCTTCCAGACCGTTGGCGGGGCTCCGCTGGTCGTGTGTTCGAATCACACAAGTCAGAACGACCCGAACAAGTCGTTAAAAGGTTCATCAGGCTCCTGTAACTCAGCCGGTAGTATTTACATATCGTTAGTGTGAGGCTGTTATTTATAGTAACGGCGGAAGACCTCAAAGTCGCAGGTTCGACCCCTGCCGGGAGCGATTTTTTTAACTGTCCAGCTCCAGTTAAAAAAACGCAACGTAAAAAGTATAAAATGGCCGTCCGCCTCGTAGATTCCATGCCCCGTGGCGTGTTCGAGGGTGACGCCGCAATCGTACAGGCTGCCCGAGTTTCCTACGGCGCCGGAACCAAGACCGTCAGCAATGACCGGGCTCTCATCCGCTATCTCATGCGTCACAAGCACACGACGCCGTTTGAGATGGTTGAATTCAAGTTTCATATCAAGGCGCCCATCTACGTGGCGCGTCAGTGGCTCCGTCACCGTACAGCCAGTGTTAACGAGATGTCGGCCCGTTACTCCATCGTCGACACGGGCTTCTTCTTGCCCGAGGAGCTCCGCAAACAGGCCACAAGCCGCGGACAGGGTGGAGAGGAGCCGTTCGGTGATGGGGGCTCGAACCTTCTGGCCAAGCAAAAGGCTTCGTGCGATCTGGCTTTCCACGTCTATGACGAACTGATCGCCAAGGGCGTCTCACGCGAACTGGCCCGGGCGCACTTGCCTCAGAATACCTTTACTGAATTTTATTGGAAAATTGATCTCCACAACCTGCTTCACTTTCTGCAGCTTCGTATTGATGATCATGCCCAGAAGGAGATTCGTGACTTGGCGAAGCAAGTCTATGATTTGATCAAGCCTATTGTCCCTGTTACATGTGAGGCCTTTGAGGACTTCCGGATCGGTTCCATGACCCTATCACGCATCGAGGTTGATGCAATTAAGAATGACAAATCATCAATCCCTGGACAGGGTGAGAATCAGGAGTTTCAAGAGAAGCTCAACCGGCTCTACCTCCCGGAGACGCCACCCCCACCCAAGTCGCTATTTGGTCGGATCCTTATGTGTTTTTCAAAGGCTTAAAGTTTATATTTAATATTAAAATATGAAGGCTAAAATTCCAGGTGCGTTGAGAGAGCAGGTTTGGATTCTTTATTGTGGAGATCGGCTCTTTAAACACAAGTGCCTCGTGACGTGGTGTGAAAACGTCATGACGCCTTTCCAGTTTGAGTGCGGCCACAACCAACCAGAATCTAAAGGAGGAGCTACTGACATTAACAACTTGCGGCCAATTTGTGGCAAGTGCAACAGGTCCATGGGTGACGAGTACACTATCGACGAGTTCTCAGCTTTATCAGGGCCTAAACACGCCCGGCACCTCTGGGAGTGTTTCAGGTACTCAGGTACTTCATCTTCTCCTGTGTCTTCACCTGGAAGAACATGAAAATAAAGACCAGGAGGGGCAGACTGCGGAGCTCACCAAGCGCCGAGTGCTCGTATCCTGACATGCCATCCAAGGGGAAAGGCACCTTCTTTATGACCATACGGGCACCATACACGACGGCTCCAACGATTGCAAACTGGACACAAACCTCGAGGAAGGTCATCCACTTTGGCTTGGCTTTGTCCAATTTTGGTGTAAATTTGTCAACAAGTCTGGAAACGAAGAACGCAAAGACGAAGCAAAGGACACCAACCCACGCGACGCCCAATGTCCGAATGAGGTCATGACTCATATTACTAGTATTAAAGAAAAAAGTCCTTGTAAAGTCGGGAAGTGAAAGCTTCCCAGCGCTCCAATAACACAACTGGTTAGTGTATCGGTCTTATGAGCCGAAAATCCGAGTTCGATCCTCGGTTGGAGCAGAGGAGTTCACTCCTCGTCGCGACGTCAAGTCGCTCAACCCACGTAGCACAATTGGATAGTGCACCCGCCTTCTAGGAGAGAACGTAGTTCTCGACTCGTGTGTTAGCGGGAGGTTGTGGGTTCGACCCCCACCGTGGGTATTTTACGCATCAGTGTCCGAGTTGGTCCAAGGAGCCAGACTTAAGATCTGGTGGTCGCAAGACCTCGTGGGTTCGAATCCCATCTGATGCAAGGAGTGAACCTTTGGTTCACTCTCGCGATCCCGAATCGTTCCATAAAATCTATACATAGTAATAGATGGATTTTATGAAATGTATATGGGATTCTGACCAAGTGGCTCACGTCACTCTCGTGGTCAGGGACTATCCAGCAGAAGGCGTGACTCTAGACGTCATAAAACCAATGATTCAGGAAATTCGTGACAACGCCAAAGAGATGATTATCAAGGCGGATCTGGCTGGTTCTGGTATAGTAAATATAGAAAGGTTCAGGCTCATCGTGAAGATAGTCAGGGAGGTTGTGGATTACACGCGCGATGACAACCTCTTGAGACAGATTCAGTTTGTGAATACGGGCTTTATCTTCAGAGCTCTTTATAGACCCATAAGTCTGGCCATACCCAAGTACTTCCGCGATATGGTTGTGTTTTTATAACCTAAAATAAAATTAGATGGGGAGCAATTCGGTGAATTGCTCCTGGCTCCGTTTCCAGCCAGATGAGGAGGCCAAGATTCTCTACGTGGACATCCTCGTCGGGCGGCTCATAGAATTACAGCCGAGCACTACGGAGGCTACGGACGAGTTTTGTCAGGAGCTTTATCCAGTTCTTGACCAAATTCAGGCTCTGTGTCTCCAGAGAGGTCTGAAGCAGGTGTGCTCGGCCGACTTGGCGGACGTCAAGGTTCGTAACCTCAAGCCGATGACAATGATGCGCATCATTTGGAACGTCTATGATCATACCAAAAATTGTATTTTACTCCAAAATTGCCAGGTGTCCGGAGGGGGTGCGTTCTTCAACACGCTTGTGGGGGCTGTCCGGGGGTTCCTTCCACCGTTCATGCGTAATCTCATCACGTTAATTCCAGATCAAAATTGTATAGACTCTCAAGTAGATGGCTCAGATTCCGAAGGTGACGCATCAGATTTGGTTTCAGGGTTGGGACCAATTGCCTGAAAAGTATCGTGATGATACGGAAAAACTTTCAATTTTGAATCCAAATTGGGAACACATGAAGTGGAATGAAGAGTCCCTACGGGCCGAGTGTGAAAAATTTGGTCCCGAGGCGACCGCCAAGTTTGATGCATTTACAAATATGATTCAAAAGATTGATTTTGGACGCTACGTGGTTCTTTATAATAATGGCGGTATCTCAATTGACTGTGACGCCGAATGTCTCCGCCCTCTTGATAAGATTCCAGGTATTTCGAATGAAAATTTAATTATATCCAAATGGTCACAGAGATCTGATTTTGAATCTTGGCTCTGTCATCGTGGCGCGTGTCCACGTGGTACAATCATGATGAACAACGCCACCATCGCATGTTCTCCTAAACATGATATTATGAAAAAATTTATTGAATTTTTGATCGAAAATAAATCGCGCGATCCAGAAACACAAAGTGATACTGAAATTCAAACAGGGCCTACAATCACTAGCTATTTCTTCAATAACTATTTAGATGATATATTCATATTAGATCCTGAAATTATAGAGCCATGGGGTCGGATAACAAAGCGCACGGTTCTTAATCACAAATACGCATGCTCATGGATGCACCCAGCAGTCCAGTGGATCTCCCCAGTTTATCTCATTGTTCGGAATAATTTCTTGTTTTTGATAATCATGGTACAGGCTGCGTTAATATTTCTAATAAAATTTAGACGATTATAATAGTTATGATCGAACCTCATATGTATTGTGTCAACCTTGAACGCGCAAAAGAGCGGCGGATCATAATTGAAAAGGAATTTGAGCGTGAGGGTCTTGATGTGGAATTCATCCCAGCATTCGATTCATCGGCTCACGGAATAACCAAAGAAAACGTCAGACCCGAGATCCATCCAGGTGAATTTGGTTGTCTCATGTCGAACTATAATATATGGAACGACATGGTGAAAAATGAATATGATGTTGCTTTGGTTATGGAGGACGACATCGAGCTTTTACCCGACTTTAAAAAGCACGTCAGTGAAATTGAACTTCCGAAAGAGTGGGACATTGTATATCTAGAGTACGTCTCCCCGATTTACGACGGCCCCGCGACGTGTGACGTGTTGGAAGGGCGCTGCCTAGGCACAATGTGTTATCTCATTACAAAAAATGCGGCAAAAAAACTCTTGGCGTTCGATCCCAAAGATTGGCGCGGTGCCGATAAGCAACTTGCACAAATTCCTTTAAAGACATTTTACGCGATAAAACGCCTTGCGAAACATGACCTGCTTAATAGCGGGATAGGGATGGAGATAGGCCGCGTCCCTATATTTCATAATGTAATTTGGTTTCTACAAGAATATGGAACATACTTAGGAATCGTGATAATAACACTGCTATTGACTTCACTGTATTACAGAATATACAGATAAAAGGCTAAAAGGTACTCACTGTAAGATGAGCGACCTCCTCGTATTCTATCCACAGGGTCCCCACCTGTACATTGAATTCCTGGGGGCCAAGTACATCGAGCGTCAGCCCAAGAATGCGCTCGAAGCACAGGCGTTCTCGATGGCCATCAAGCCTGTCGTTCAGCAACTCGATGATTACGTGGAGAAGCACGGTCTCAAGGAAATCATCGAGCTGAACCTCAAGGGGGTTCCAATTTCAAAACTAAATTCAGAGACGGCCATCCATCTCCTGAAACTTATGATTGAGATCAGACCTGAGAAGGGCCTTCTGGAAAAGATTAAGATTACTAATAGCAACCCATTGTTTAGCATGGTTTACAAGAGCGTCAAGGGTCGACTCCCCCCGCGTATTTCTGGCATCGTGGAATTTGCAGACAATGACAAATTTTTTTAGGTCCTTAATATCATGGCGAAGGAAGACCCGTGGCACGACAAGGAAGAGGCGTATCTCAAAAAAATAGAGGCGCAGTGCAACGCGTACCACTCGTACTTTAATAAAGACTATCAGTACTATCATACACTGTCGTCGCGCTTTAACATCCCTATCCTTGTCATATCATCCATCAACGCACTCACTGCGATTTCTTTGAATGAATTTATGACTCAAACGTACGTCAGTATTCTGAACGCCGTTTTATCGGCCGGAACTGGTATTCTAGGATCGATTCAATTGTATATGAAAATTAATGAGAAGATGGCGAACGCACTGCGCTCGGGCATCCTCATGAAACGCCTGGCGCTCAAGATTTCCAAGGAGATGAGCATAGATCGTGAGCAGCGTGGAACGGTCGGCCAACAGTTCCTACAAGAGTGCTTTGCTGAATTCAACGCCGCTCTAGAACAATCGAACCCAATTGAGAAGAAGATTCAGAACTTTTTGGCCCTCGGGCAACAACCCCCAGTGCCCAAACCCATGAGCTTCATGAATCTCGCATCGGCCGCCGTGGCGAACATATCCCCTAGACGAACGTCTATTGACCTTGAAAGAAGTTTCACTTCATATGGAAAGACGCAACATCCCGAGGGGTCTCGCGCCAAAATGCTTTGGGGTTTTCTTGGAACAAATCAAAGAGCCGAGAGTTCTCCGCCAGAATCAGAGTCTCCGCCGAATCTGAACGAGTCAATCCCTGAGGAAGATTCTCCAAGAGCACGGGATGCAGGGCTGCGAGTTCGGGCGTACGAAGTTTAGCGACTGCAAACCCTAGGTCCATGTCCAGCCCCGTTTCGATGTCCCGAAGCCAATAGTGTTCACAAGCCTCTTTGGTCTGTTCGATAACACACCATCCCTTGACCATAACGGTTTTCGTACCCTTCTGATCAAGCGAACGCTTCAGCAACGCCAAGTGATGAATGACAGTTCCCGGCACGTTGTGAACCTTGAGGCGGAGCGCTGTATGTTTCACTACGTCATCCATCTGTTAATACATTATCTTTTTATTTCCTTATGTTAAATGAGTTTCGGTTCATTTATATCAGGAGGGTTGTTAGTTCTTATACTCATCATTATCCTAGCGAATGTATTACCTGTGGCCCCGTCAAATTGTCCAGTTCCAAGTCCTTCTTAAAAAAATGAAACCCTAAATTAACAATGACAGACCCGATTCTAGCCCCCAGCCCGTCGCGCTTCACAACCTTTCCTATACGGTACCCTGACCTTTGGGCACTGTATAAGAAAGCCATCGGCTCCTTCTGGACGGTCGAGGAGATTGACCTCGGCGCGGACCTCAAGGATTGGGAGCGCCTGAATGATTCGGAGCGCCATTTCATCAAGACGGTCCTGGCGTTCTTCGCCGCATCGGATGGAATTGTGATGGAAAATATTGATCTAAATTTCTCAAAGGATGTTCAGATTGCCGAGGCTCGGTCATTTTATGCGTACCAGAGCTTCAACGAGTCGATTCACTCCGAGACGTACTCGCTCATGATTGACAAGTTGGTCCGAGACCCAGAGGAGAAGGCGGATCTGTTCCGTGCCATAGAGACTGTACCAGCTGTAAACAAAAAGGCGGAATGGGCCATGCGGTGGATGAATCCTGGAGCCTCGTTTGCACAGCGTCTCGTAGCTTTTGCATGCGTGGAAGGAATCTTCTTCTCTGGCTCGTTCTGTGCTATTTTTTGGCTCAAAAAGCGTGGCCTCATGCCGGGCCTGAGTTTCTCCAACGAGCTGATTTCCCGGGACGAGGGGCTTCATCAGGAGTTTGCGGTGACCCTGTATTCGCACCTTCAGGATAAGCTGGATGACGACACGGTGTTTCGGATCGTGATTGAAGCTCTAGAAATTGAAAAGGAGTTCATCACCGAGGCTCTTCCGTGTCAACTGATCGGAATGGATGCCGACTCGATGCGTGAATACATCAAGTTTGTGGCGCAGCGTCTCCTGGTGCAACTTGGATGCAAACAGCACTCAATTATGGTTAATAACCCTTTCGACTGGATGGAGAACATCTCGTTGGAAGGGAAGACCAACTTCTTTGAGAAGCGGGTCGGTGATTATTCAAAGCATATGGTTGCCGAGGGCGACGGCGTCAGGTTTGATGAGGAGTTCTAGCCAGTCGCGTAGCGACTGTTTCCTCTAAGAGGCCACCTCATTGCGCTGGGCCCAGTGGACGTACTCCTCGGCCTGCTGATCCTTGCGGGTCTCGAACCCAGAGATCTGTGGCAGGACGCGCATCAGGAAACCCACGAGCAGAACATAAACTAAAGCATGGAGCAGAAGGCCTGGGAAGGTTGCCAGTCCCTCTGAGCTAGATACCCAACTGCCTAGGATTCCACGAACCGCCTTGTACGTCGCTGGGTTGGCGACGAGGACATAGGCCAAAAACGGAATCACATAGAAGCTGAGCTGGGACATTTAATTTTAGTTGAGAATTTAGTAGCCCATCATGCCGTATGTGGACACGGCTGGGTTCATCATAGCAGCTGGGTTCATCATAGCAGCTGGGGCCATCATAGAGTTATCGGATGTTTGGCCGTACTTGGACACGCGCTTACCGTAGACCAGGCCCGTAACGAAGCAGGAAAGAAGCACGAACACCAGGGCGTGCAGAAGCAGACCGAAGTTGCTGGGGACGCCGTAGGTGGAGCCGACCCACGAGCCGAGCAGGCTGCGGGTCAGCTTGAAGGTCTCGGGGTTGGCGACCAGGAAAAACACGATAAAGGGAACAACATTCTTGGTCATGTCACCGTACATTTTGTAATATTGATGGAGAATTTAGTTTTGGATTTAGAGGGAAGCCAGAAGATTGCGTGCGACGCCGCCCCCCTTCTCAAGGGCCGCCGCGACACGAGGGTCGCCCCCGGCGCGCTGGACAGCCTTGTTGATCATGTTAGGCGTGATCGTTTGATTTCCACGGGCCGCACGATTCAGTAATTTCTTGACAAAATTCATTTTGGATTTATTGAGTTCGGCCGCCCGACGAGCCACCTGATTGGCCGCTCTGGGCCCCGCTTTAGCGACCCCTTGACGGGCCGCCTGTGTGGCTCGGCTCGCCGCCATCCCCCTGGCCGTCTGGGCCGCCTTCTTTCCGGCTTCCTGACGTGCCAGATTCGCCGCCTTATTCACGGCTTGCTGACGAGCCAGATTCGCCGCCTTCTTTCCGGCTTCCTGACGTGCCAGATTCGCCGCCTTATTCACGGCTTGCTGACGAGCCAGATTCGCCGCCTTCTTTGTGGCTTGCTGACGTGCCAGATTCGCCGCCTTATTCACGGCTTGCTGACGAGCCAGATTCGCCGCCTTCTTCGTGGCCGTGCTTGCAGCCGTGCCCGCCAGAGTGCCGCCCGCGCCTCCAGACAGGCCTACAGCGATCGGAATCGCCGCCGCCGTCAACAGAAGCGCCCCGCCCGCCGCCCATGCCATGTTGGACAATCGAGGGGGTCTGTTGGTCCGAGGATGAACCGCCATGTTCATCAGGCCCTGCACGTCCTGCTTCACCGACGCATTCGTGTTGATGTTAAGACCCTTGGCCGCCGCGTTCTTGTAGTACTGCCGGATCGCCGTGGCGGCCTTGTTGGACCGGGAGTTACGGGTTCCGTAGGCATTTCCGGCGTACGGACCAATATTCATGTAAATTCTCTGGCGGTGCTGCGCCACCTTGGCGTTGATGAGGGCGTTCTTCGCTGCGTTCGCAACCTGGGTTTCCGCGGCTCCCGAATTTACAGACCGGTTTATGAGTTTGGTGGCGGCATTTGCGACGATCTTTTGAATATCGGGCGTGGATGCACGCTCCCCGAGTACCTGAATCTGGCGCATTCCAGTGTTCACAAGCTTATTCACGATCTCATCCGCGAATGGAAAATTTCCTATCGCTTTTTTGGCGGTACTGCGAATTGTTTCTTGGAGTGCCATGGACGCTTTTGCTAATTGAGCCTTGGCGGCCACACTCGCGCCAGGGATCCCGTAAAACGCCGCCACGGCGGCACCCGCTCCGAGCGCCGCTGGAATTGTAATTTGTCTATAATTTATAGCTGTTTTCGTCAACAGAGTCGCCCCGCTCGCCGTCGTGCGTAGGGCCGCCTTGATAAGGCCACCACCCTGGTTGGCGACCGGCTTGAGCCCTTTGATGTAGGCATTGAATGAAACATTATTCATAGTACCAATTCTGGGCTGGCCGCTCAGCTTGTTGCGATTTCCAGTCTTGCGGTTGGCATATGGCGGGTTCAGGGTCAACATCGCGATGATATATCTCATGACCTGCTTGTACTTCACGGGCGTCGAGCCCGCCTTGAACCGATTGTAAAGTTCCTTCCAGTTGTACTGGCTCAGAATGACACCCCTGACGTACGGCGTGCGATTCACCGTCTGACCGCGCGACTTGAGGACGAGCCAGGCGATCTCGTCCGGGTTATTTTTCGACTCGAAATGCTTCCAGACGTCACCACTGACGGCTTGGATCACCTCCTTGAGCGTCCCATCCTTCGGGAAATCGTAAATCTCCATGAGGTTGCGTCTTGGAGCTTGAACCTGCGCCTGTTTTACGAGGCCCTTGAAACGAGTCGCCGCGGCCGCCGCCAATGCAGCATTCTTTATAGCTTTGGCCGCCGCGTTCCGCGCCGCCTGGGCCGTTTTGGCCGCCTCCGCCTCCTCGGCCGCTTTCCGTGCATTGTTCGCAGCCTTTGCGGCCGCGGCCGCATTCTTGGCTTGTTGATTTGCATTGTTCTTCATTTTCTTGGCGGCAGCCCGCGCCTCGGCGTTTTGAGCCGCCGCTGCATTGGCCGCCGCCTTTTCCTTGGCCGCGTTGGCCTCGGCTTGCGCGCGAGCCGCGTTGGCCTCCGCCTTGGCCGCGGCATTCTTGGCGCTCTGGATAGCTGTCGCCACCATCGCAGCCGACGCCGCCTTGAGTGCGGCATTGTTGTTACCCGAGCCCCCCGTGGGTTGTGGAGCTGAGGGGGGCGCGCCTAGTTTAAACGGCTCTGGTGTTCCATAATGCGTGTGAGAGCCGCATTCACATTCCTGTTATTGAGTTTCACACCCGCAGCCTGTGCAGCGTTGCGAACCTCAGCCATAAGGGCGTTCGCCTGGGTGCGGTTGGCGATATTTGCCTGGAGCTGCTGGTTCATAGACTTGGCGAGAGCCGCGTTGAGCCGAGAACGGTTCGTGACGGTCGTGCCAGCCTTTACTGGAAGACGCGACTCGTGTTCCATAATGCGTGTGAGAGCCGCATTCACATTCCTGTTATTGAGTTTCACACCGGCAGCCTGTGCAGCGTTGCGAACCTCAGCCATAAGGGCGTTCGCCTTGCTTTTATTGTTGATAGTCGCCATAAGCTGCTGGTTCATAGACTTGGCGAGAGCCGCGTTGAGCCGAGAACGGTTCGTGACGGTCGTGCCAGCCTTTACTGGAAGACGCGACTCGTGATTCACGATGCGAGTGAGAGCCGCGTTCACATTCTTGTTCGTGAGTTTCACACCCGCAGCTGCGGCCGCATTTCGCACCTCTTTCTCGAGGGCAGCAGATTTGTTGCGATTGTTGATATTAGACTGGAGTTTCTGGTTGGTCGTCTTGGCTAGGACGGCGTTCAGGGCGGTTCTGTTGGCGAACATGGTTGTGAGCGCCTCGCCTGTATTAGGCACGGCATTCACTGCCGCCGCCGCTGCAGCGGGTCTGGCGGCGGCGGGAACGTTCGCCAGAAGCTTCAGTAGGCGCTTCACATTGGCGTTATTGCTCTTATTCATAAGAGCCGTGAAGTTCAGTGTTGGGTTATACGCCAGAACCGCCTGAACGCGGTTGCTATTGCCTTTATAGTAACCAGTCTGGTTCTTGGCTATTTTAGTAATGTAATTGATGTTTGTGCGGGAAGCGTTATTGTCCTGATTTTTACCCTTCGTAACACCGAAAACCTCGCCGGCCAAGCCTACAGGTGCTGGTATCGGTGCGTCAACTGGAACTGGCTTCGCCAGGTTATTAATCTTGCGAGTTGCGTTGTTCACAGCCGCCGCCGCCGCTCCCTCTGGTGCACCGGTCGCCGTCGCCGCCGCGGCAGTCTCGAGGCCGCGCCGAGACGCGGCGACTACATTGGCGATGCCATTGGCGATACGATTTCTTATGACGCGTTTGTTATTGGCGTTCACATTTGCCTGATTCAGCAAGTTGGTGATGGCCTGATTTGTGCGGCCGTTTGGCTTGAGAGAATTCACAGCCTTGATATAATTGCGAAGTGCATTTTTGAGAACCTTCGTATTGGCGTTCGTGAGAGTAGTCTGAGCCGACTGGCTAAACCACGTCCATGGTTTAAACCACACCATCTTTTGTTACTCTAGGGTCCGAAAAAAATTGGTGTCCTGTGAGAGCCACATAAAGGGCTGAGCACCTGGTATAGTAGAACAAAGCAAATGGCTCTCCAGATGTTCAACACTTTCGATGCCTCCAACGTCACCTTCTCCGATGTGCGCAAGAACGCCAAGGGTGGCAAGGCGGTCTACCTGAACGCAGTCGGTGGTGGTAAGCTGATCTTCCAGCTTCCTCAGCTCCGTGCGCCTTTTGGCCTGAGTGAGTTCAAGGACGAGGCATCCGGTCGTGTGAGCTACAGTCTGCCCCTGAGCCTGGACAAGCCTGAGGTCCTGGAGAAGTTCGCCAAGCTCGATGCCCGTGTGCTCGACTTCATCACAGAGCACTCCGATGAGCTGCTGGGTAAGAAGATGTCCCGTGAGGTCATCAGCGAGGGCATGTACAAGAGCCCCATCAAGCAGAGCTCCAAGGAGGGCTACGCACCGACTCTGAACCTCAAGGTTATCACCGACCTCAAGACTGGCGCACCGGCCACCGAGGCGTACAACGCTCAGCGTCAGTCTGTGCCTCTGAGCGACCTGGAGAAGGGCCAGTCCCTTAGTGCGATCGTGGAGCTCAACCAGATCTGGCGCACTCCGGCTGGTGTCGGCATCTCCGTGCGCGTCCACCAGGTCATGTTCGCGCCGACCA